CAACCCCGCGCATCACCTCGACGGCCGACCAAAAAGCCATCGAGCGAATCGAACAGGTCAACGACATCGGCGCCTTCGCCGTGCGCGGTGGGGTCAGCGCCGCGCGCGAGGGGCGCGTCGGCATTCGCATCATCGTTGACCCCGCCATCGACCAAAAGGTGCCTTTGCTGGCGCTGGTGCCCGAGGACAACATCCTGTGGGACATTCGCCACGGTTCGTTCTACGCTGGTGGCACCGTCATCATCACCCGCAAGCCCGACCCCGGCGACAAGGTGACGTTCCGACTTTTCGAGGAGCACACGGTCGGCGTCGTGCGACGCAACCTCTACAAGGGGAACGACAACGAACTCGGCAAGCAGGTGCCGCTCAGCGCCGTCGAGGAGTTCAAAGACCTCCCGATAGAGCAACTCACCGGACTTGACAAGCCGACACTCATACCTTGGGAGAACATCCCTGGCGCTGAGTCCGACCTGCTCGGTCTTGGCGGTGTCTTTGACACGCTGAACGAAGCCGAATCGCTGCTCCTGGGTCGTGCGCGCAAGTCCCAGCCCCAAACTTTCGTCGACGCTTCAATGCTCGACTCCACTGGCAAACTCGATCTCGAGGGCTTCCATATCGTCGGTGGCTCGCGTATGAGGATGTCGCTCGGCACCGACCCCATGCAGGGCATCAAGACCGTCGACCCCAAGGTCGAACTCGTCCAACACATCCAATACAACAACCACCTCACGCAGTTGCTCGTCACCTGCGCCGGTTATGCCCCTTTGACCTGGGGAATTGAGGGCCAAACGGCGTCCGTACAGCGAGCGGTGTCGGGATACGCCATGAAACTGAGCCAACTTCGTACCCTGCTCAACCGCAGCCAGAAAGAGCACATGGCCCTCGAAGGCATGGGCTGGGCGCTCGCGGTGGCGATCGCGATGTACGACGGCGGCGGTGAAGTGGCGCAGCGTCTCCCATCCATCCAACTTGGCGACGGTCTACCCGACGACTCGCTCGATGGTGCCCAAGAGGTCAACTTCCTGCGTCAGGCCCTCGCCGCGTCCACCGAGACCCTCGTTCACACGGTCCACCCGACGTGGAGCCAAACCGAAGTCGACGCCGAAGTCGCGCGCATCGAGGCCGAAGGCTTCGTCGGCAAGGGCGCAGGCGCGGCGGGGACGCCATTGCCCGCGCGACTAAAAGCCATGCTCGACGACATTGACACCGACCAGACGGGTAACGGCGTTGACACAGGCGCCACCCCCGTCTGAGGGTAACGCGCAGCAAAAAGCGCGTACCAAGAAGGACAAGCAACTCGTCGCGGCGGTGACGGCGCTGTTCGCTGCTGGTGCAGCGGGCTACGGACTGATGATCGGCATCAGGACTGCGCTCGAGGTCTGGGGGCTGCCCTTTGGGACCGCGAACTGGCTGGCCGACCTCGTCTCGTCGGAAATCAAGATGCCTGACCTCGGGATTGGGGCCGCGGGGCCCATGCAGAGAATCGAGGAGCGTCAAGCCTTTGCGTGGCGCGCGCTCTACACCTGGGGTGCCGCTGACCGTTTACTGGCCGCGAGCGATCTAGCGCACGCCGAGTTGGTCGAAGCCGGCTACTTCGGGCGCCACGTCGCCGCCGAACTACGCCGCTTGCGTGCCGCCGCGCTCGTCGATGTCACCTCGAGGCTGCTCGGCGACCGGACCGAGGAGCAGGTCGTTGAGTCCGTTCCGATGCTCGGCTGGCGCGCAGTCGTCGACAATCGAACGACGCCGGAGTGCAAGTGGGCCAACGGACGCAACTTTCGCGCTGACCGCTTGCCAATCATAGGCTTGCCGGGGGCCGTGCATCCTCGCTGCCGTTGCACCAGTGGGCCACCTACCCCTGGCGCGCCGACCATCCCCTCGGCGTAATTGCCCCCTTCCCTACTTTGACGGTTTTCTAGTCTCCGTGTGACCGCTACTGGGCGGGTTATTTACCAGGGGAGTTGTAAGTGCCAACAGACGAAGAACTAGAAGCAGCCGTAGCGAAGGCAGTTGAGAAGGCCAACAAGGACGCGGAAGTCGCGCTCGAGAAGGCAGTCAAAGCGGCCAAGGACGGCAAGTTCACTCAAGAGGACATGGACCGAGTTGCGGGGGATTCTCGCAAGGCAGGTCGTGAAGTCGCAGAGAAGGAACTGCTGAAAGAAATCGGAGTCGAGAGTCGTGAAGCGTTGCAGGCGTCGTTGAAAGCCGCCAAAGACCTTGAGGACTCTCAAAAGACGGAATTGCAGAAGGCGCAGGAAGAAGCCGAGAAGTTGCGAGTGGAGGCCGAGACCGTGAGGTCCGAGGCCAGAACCTCTCGAATCAGCACGGCTTTGGAGTTGAAGTTGCGGGACTCGGGCATCAACCCCGAGCGCGCGGCGGCGGCGTTGCGTCTTGTCGATCTGTCGCAGTTGGACGTGAAGGGCACCGAAGTCAGTGGCCTTGACGAAGCCGTGACGAAGTTGAAGGCCGAGAGCCCTGAGTGGTTCGGCCCGAAGGTTTCGCCACCGGATGCGTCGGGTTCTGGGTCGGGGCCAGTCGATTTCAGAAATGCAAGTCCCGAGTTGCGCGACAAAGAGCTCGCAAAGCACGGGGTACGCCTCTAGGTAAAGGAACTTGAACAATGGGCTTTCGCGAAGTAGTCCCCGCCTCCTTGCAGGAGATTCTGCAAAACGGTCTGCTTGACCGCACTTTCGAGGACGCGCTGGTCCCGGCGTTCCTCTACGATTCCTTGGCTGACAAGAAGCCGTGGGCTGGTGCTGTCGGTTCGACCGGCATCTACACCAAGAGCGGTCTCCTGACGCCTCAGCCCAACCCGGTCACGGGTTCGGACGCCTCAACGGGCACCTACGGGTTTGAGCAGTACCAGGTCAAGATGGACCAGTACGGTTACTCCATCGACACGAACATGCTCCTCAGCGCGATGGCGCTCGCGAGCAAGTTCCTCGAGGACAACAAGGTGCTCGCCATCAACGCCGCCCAGACCAAGAACCTGCTCGCGCAGTCGGCGCTCTACGGCGCCGTTGGTACGGGTCAGACGTGGGTGACGACCGCCTCGGCGACCTCGACGGCGCTCATCGTCAACAACGCCAACGGGTTCACGAACGCCGTGGCGAACCTCTCGACCACGGGCTCGAACCCCGCCGAAGGTTTGACGGGCCAAGCGACCCCGACTGTGGTGCCCGTCTCGGGCAGTAACCCGCTCAACATCACTGTCGGCGGCGTTGCCAACACGGTGACGGGCGTGGACCTCGCGACGAACACCCTGACGCTCGGCACCGCCATCTCGGCGACTGTCGGCCAAGCGGTCATCTCGTCCGTGAGTTCACCCCAGATTCGCCCGAACTCGCGCGCCAGTGGCTACGACATCACGGCCAGCGACCTCGCGACCTTGGCGACCTTCCAGTCAGCGGTGACGCGCCTGCGTGCGCAGAACGTCCCGAACATCAAGGGCGCTTACACCGCGCACGTCGCGCCGCAGACCGTTGAGGAGTTGTTCCAAGACAACAACTTCTTGCTGGCCTACCGTGGCCGTGGCGACAGCCCCGCGTACCGCGACTTCCAGCCCGGAGACTCGATGGGTCAAGGCGGCGAGTTCATGGGTCGGTTCTCAGGAATCGACTGGATTTTGAACACCGTGACGCCCACCTACGTCAACCCCGGCTCAGTGACGGTCTACCAGCCCGTCGTCTGCGGTGACGGTTGCCTCATCGAGGCTCCGTTCTCGGAGATGGCCGACCTCATCAGCGCGATGCAGGCTGGTTCCACGGTGCAGGTCGACATGATCGGCGGCGTCGTGCGCATCCTTCGTGCCCCGCTCGACCGCTTCGGCCAAGTGCTCTCGAGCACCTGGTCGTGGGTCGGTGACTACACTGTCGGAACTGACGTTCTGACTGGTGACGCTGCCATCTACAAGCGCGCCGTCCAGATTGAGCACGCCTAATTCTCGAACGATGGCATGGTGCCTGGGGAGAGCCCAGGACGAGGGTATCTCCTTACCCACAGAAACACCATCGTTCGGGAATTAACCCGAAAGGAAATGCTGTGGCCGAAAAAACGCTACCCGAGCCTGACGAGGTTGTGGTTGACGAGCCGGTCGACGAGACCGTCGTTGCGCCCGACGAGACCGTTACGCCCGAACCCGAACCCGAGGCACCTGCCCCCGAGCCGTCACAGGCCGAGGTCGACCCTGGGCCCTCCCAGACGCACAACCACGTAGCCATTCGTGACTTCATGGCGCGCTTCGACCACCAGGTACTCTCGTTCGTGAAGGACGAGGTCATCGACCCTCGTGTCGGTCACGGCCTGCGTAAGCAAGGTGCTCCGATCAAACTGGTTGAGAAGCCGATCGAGGAGACCAAGGACGCTCAGTAATGAGTGTCTCGCCCTACCAGCAACCGGCGCCCATTGTCGGGCAGAACGCGACCCTCACGTCGGCGCTGGTCCTCAACGACGCCTACGCGAGCCTCGCTGTCTCGGCGCTCAAGGTTGCCATAGCGGCCGGTGACACCGTCACGCTGTTCTCAGGCGGCATAAGCCAGACCACTACCGCTTCGGCTGCTGCGGCTGCTGGCTCTACAACTCTCGCTGTCAATTCGTTCACGGCGAACTTCGCGTATCCAGTGGGTACCCTGGTCGACCCGACCTACATCCCCGAGAGCATGACGGCCCCGAGCTCGTACATCTCGGCGGCGAACGCCGTGGCATGGCTGACATCGTACTGGCCCCAGTTCTCAACAACGCCCAACGGCGCGGCGCTGCCCGTCTCCGAGGGCCTCGCCATCGCGGCCTCAATGGCGATGGACGAGGAGGGCCCGTTCTACGGCGTCAAGTTCATCGTGACCCAAGAGCGCGAATGGCCGCGCACCTTCAAGTACGGCTGGCCGAACATGATCGCGACGCCCAGCCCCGTGCTGGTCACTGAGCAGCGCCTCGGGTCATTTTTCCTCAACTACGAGGGGGTCGTGCCAGTCCAACTCGTCCACTACCTGTGTCTCGAGTATTACCGCATGGCCGTCAAGCCTCAACTCGTCGAGGTCGACTCCGAGAGCGTCACCGGAGCAAGTGTCAAGTTCAACCACTGGACCAGTGAAAAAGGCTCCGTGCCGTCGCAACTGGACCGCATCATGGCTGGGCTCATCACGACCTTCCAGATTCAGAGCGCGCACACCGATGCGTTCCTCAACCTCACAGGCCCCTAATGGACATTACGGGGCTGCTGCGCCAGAGCGTGTCCTGGGAGGCCATCGCCACGACCAACGACCGCGACGACCCGACCTACGCCGCTGCGGTCACGCTGAACTGTCGCAAGATTCAGCGCCTCAAAGACCTCATCGCGAAGGATGGCGAAGTTACGACCGCGACGAATCAGATCACGCTCGGCCCCACCACCACGGTCGCCGTTGGTGACTTGCTTGACGGGCGCGAGGTCATCGCCGTGTCGGATATGGTGAATTACGCTGGCGCCGTCGTCGGGTTCATGGCGCTCACCCGCTAATGGCTAAGACATTCCGCGAGGGCATCGACGAGCTCAAGCGCATCGTCGGCGACGGCGAGTTATCTGGAACCATTCTTGTCGATCAGGTCTACGCCCGCTATCAAGACGGCGTCATGGGCGCTCACGGCCCCCGAGGCAAGCCCTCCGTCGCCTTCAATCACCCTCGGGGTGGTGAGGCCATGTTCCTGTCGGGACCGGTGAAATATCGGCGTGGCGAGGTCATTCAACGCTGGGCGAACAGCGTCCTGACTGGACGCTTGGTGCCCGAAACTATCGACATTCTGTTTACTTTC